CGCATGCGTATTCCCGACTGTGTCCGGTTGCGCGCCGACGGCACCGATGAAGTGGCGGGCATCGCGCCCGATCTACCGATCACGCCCCGCGCTGGCGAAGGGGCACGCGCACGCGCGCAACGACTGCTGGAGACCGTTGCCGAGGACATCACGCGGCACTGAGCCGCTCATCACTGCAGTGCCTCCTGCGCGTCGCGGAAAACGCGCAGGAGACGGCGGGAATCCTGCGCGCTAGAGACGCGCGCCCTGCGTGGCACCATGCTCGGTGATTTCGTCGTACTGTTTGTCGCGCGCGGCGTATTCCTCGAGAACCGCTTTCCCGATGCGGTTGAGTTCCTCACCGAGCTGCGGGCAGCGCATCCCGCCGCCGACGGCGGCGAATCGTCGCTGGATGTCCTCGGCAGCCTGATCGGCATGCGCTGAATGGCCGTCTTCATGCACCCGCAGCGCCTGGCTGTAACGCGCCCATTCCTGTTGCAGCGAGGCGGGCGCCGTGTCCGCGCCGGTCCAGCGCGGCAGCACCATGGTGGCCCTCACCTCCATGCGCACCTTGCCGAGTCTGCAACCTGCACCTCGTGGGGCATAGTCGAAGTTCCACCCCACGTACCAGTCCACGTGGCCGTGATGGCGCACGCCGTCCTTGCCGACGGGCCCGTGCGCGTTCAGTGACGTGCGCAGTTCCTGCAGGGTGTCGCCCTGCACGTCGTAGTAGGTGATCGTCAGATCCTGCGCGGCGCCCGCATCCAGGGCAATCAGCGCAAGGACCAGTGCAGTGCCACGCAGCAGCGCGTGGGGACGGAAGGTAGACCGGGGATGTGGGAGCTGGTTGTTCACGACGCGTTCCATGCAGAAGGACGGGGCTTGATGCGATCCGGGCCGAACCGGAGGCATGAAAAAGGCGACCTCGCGGTCGCCTTGATCATGGATGCAATGGTGGGCCGTGATGGATTCGAACCATCGACCAAAAGATTAAAAGTCTGGCCCCAAGGCATGCCAAATCAAGCACATGCATTCTACTGAATTACGGACGCTTCTTCCGAAACCGTTGCGTTGCAGTGGTGCGCTTTGCTCAATTACGGAGCTTCAGGGGCTCGGAAACCGCATCATTTGCCGACCTTCTCCCACCACTTGGACCTCCCCCTACCGTTGCGCCTGGCCGACTCCTTCAACGAGGCTGCCAGTTTTTCCTCGGGGGTGCGGGTGTCGGGCAGCAGCAAGTGCCCGTAGCCGGGCGCCAACTTCGAGGGATCCGGGCGTTCATCTTTCCGGGGTCGGTTTGGGGGGGCGGGGCTATCCACACCCACAAGATACGCGCGGGCGTCTCAGAAATTGCGACGGCGCCGGGGGCGCTGCTCAGGCGCCACAGCACGCGGTGAGCTGCCTGCGGCTCCCGGATACCGCTCGCTAAGGGGTGCTTCGGCCCTGAATCTTAACGCCCATTCAGTTAAAGTGAAGTCCATGAACCGCGCCGATGCGACGCGAACTCTCGATAGGACTCTGCGATGGCCAATACCGGGCTTTTTTACTTGTACGACGTCGTGAGCGATCGGTTCGAAGGGATTGGAGCCAACCGCACTGTGCTCAAGGAAGTGCGCGCCGAGTGTATGGCCTGCCGAACGGCCTTCACCACGTCTGGCCCCCCTACTCTCATCAATATCCCCGGCGGAGGTGTGATGCTGCAGTGCCCCAATTGCACCGTACACCAAGCGATAGCGTCCGCAAGGTTTGCAGAGTTCGCTGAGCGGTTCCCGAAAGGCACATCCGCCGAGCCATCCAAGCTTAGGCCTCTCGCAATGGCCAAGAAATCTGGCTCGCCTTAAGAGAGAGAGCCGACGCTCACCTAGCAGGAAAGGCGATCACCACTGTTGGCTACAACTCCAAGGATTTGCCTAGCTACGGTCTCCGCTGTCACCAGAGCCCCTGCGCAAGAAGACGCCTTCCAGTTGAGCGTCTTCTCCGCTGTGCCCTCAACATTGATGGATAGCAATGTCCAGTCATCATCGCCGTCGCACCTGAGCTCCACTGAGTATTCATGGCCTTCAATGGAGAGCTGAACTTTGTAGGCGCCGTCATGCGTGAATTGATGCGTCATCGGCTACGCCCTTTGTGCCTTCGGCTACAGTCTGCACATCCCATAGGTGGCCATCAAGCCCTCGCAGGAAGGGCTGGTGCCTATTCCGCATCTTGCCCACCGCCGGGCACCCGCCTGTGGGAAGACACCAGCCCCCTACTCGACCCTGACAACCTGGGCACCTTCACTGTGATCACCGGCGACAGCAGCGGCGTGTCGGCCGATATCCACGACCGTATGCCGGTGTGACTGACAGCGGGCCAGCCGGATGAGTGGATGGCGGCGGAGCCAGATGGCGCGATGGCGATGCTCCTGGCCAGCGAACCGCCCGCTATGGACGCGTACCGCGTGACCCGGGCGGTAAACACGCCGCGAAACAACTCACCGGCATTGATCGACGTCATTCAAGTGTAGCCGTTCATCAAGCAGTATCATTGCCTCACGCGAGGCAACAATTTAACTCGTCAGAACTGCTGAAGAGCCAGAGTGGCGTTCGCCAACTGCTGCGTCCAAAGGCCGTGCAGCATACCGTTATCGTATGTTTTCTCAGCCACCCTTAAACCAGCGACCTTCGTCATCGCCAAGTCTCTAATCGCTGTAATAGCTTCAACCCGAGTGTGACGGGAGACCCGCTGAAAAAGATCCCTACTCACTAGATGCGCTGTCAGGCGACCGTTTCTCTCGGCGGAAGGAATGAAGCTGCCATCATCGCGATCCTGCTGAGCAACTACGAAGAACTTAGTCAACTCGTTTGTGTTCATTAGAAGAAACCCGTGCTGATGCGCCAGCTCGCCCACGGGAATCCGCTGATCTTCGACAATCAAGAGAAACCCTGTCGGTTTAAGAGCGCGCGCAATGAGGCCACCCGCTGAGAACAAGGTGATCCACTCGGCAACAGGAATCTCATGAAGGACGTTTGTCATAACAACACAATCCGCCCAACCTTCGCCCTTGTCCGTTATAAGCAGCTCAACGTCGTTGAAATATCGACCATCTGAGCTACCAAATTGTGCGGCGATCGCGGCGCGGCAAGAATCTCTATCAGAGTCATAGGGATCAAAGGCAATATAGTCAAGCACGCGTCCACCGGAAGACTGGTCAGCACCCAATGCTTCCACCAGCCGGCCTTTCCCAGCACCGTAGTCCAAAACTCTTAGAACGCCTGAGGATCTCAAAGAATCCAAGGCGACACGAATCTGATTCAGCTGTGGATCATCTCCCGCGGTCATCAGGGTTTCCGGCGGCAGAAGGCACTGATAAGCATAGTTGTTTGAGGCAAGATGATAAGGCAGGCTCATGAACGACACGAGATGGGAAATACTTTCCTCGTCACCTAGGAGCCCCCTAATAACTTCAGCCGGCCGCTTTCCGGCGTATTCTGCCTTTGCCTCAGATACAGCCCAGATGGCGGTTGGCTGCCTTGAGTTGATATAAGCGAGCAGTGGGATCGAATGGGTCGCGATCCATATTTGGCTCTGGGGAGCCAAATGCTCGATCCTACTCAAAAGGAACACCAGCGCGGCCGGATGCAGATGATTTTCTGGCTCATCCATCATGAGAATCGATGGGCCCATCACATCACCTTGGGCATGAAGAGCAACGATCAGCTGTAACGCTATCTTCTGTCCGGAAGATAGTTTCGCCGTGGCAATCGGCCGCCCAAACAACGTCGCTGCACCGTTCGAATCCCTGCCAAGAGTACATCCGAAAAACGCCATGATTGCGTCATTCATAGATGTGTAGCGTTCAATGGCCTGCTCTTTCACAACGACTTCTGAGCTCCAATCTTGATGTGTGACCTCTCGCCACTTGTCTTGGAGGGTGCTGATGTAAGGGACGACAACTCTCGGCCAATCCTTCGCTTGTGTAGCTACGAGGGCCTCTGCGTGCTGACGCTTATGCGAAGGCGGCATGTCGTCAGGATTGGCAAGATCACTCGCGCTTGGAACGAACCACATCGCCTTAGCTTGGTCGCCGTCCCATCTCACTGAGTCCACAATATCAATATGGTCCTGCCACTGAGCCATATGAGAACGCATCGAATCAGGAATATGCTCGCCACGAGCATCGACCGCAAGATACTGCGCTAGATTGTCCCGAATGATGGACGTACTGCCACTCCTCTGAACCGCAGAATTGACTGCATCATGGACGTAATTGAGTATTCTCGACTTTCCGCTGCCATTCTTCCCAGCCAGAACCACATATCTTCCTAAGCGCGCGAGCTCTTGTTGGGGAAGTCCTAGCTGATCTGCGGATTCACCACGTATCAAAATTGATGCTACAGCCACCTTCATCCCCAATGTCGAAATTCAGCAACATCCTATTACTTTTATGGGCGCGGGCAAAACCCACTGATCTACACGACCACGTCGACAGGTGGGAGGTTAGGTGCGACCTCAACCACCCGCCCTCCACGCACCCACACGTTGTAAGGAATCGCCCCACCCAAGATGCCAATCGCCCGCATCTGCGCCCCGTCATAGGTCGTCAGGCTGCTGGTCCCATCTGCGTTATGCGCGGTGACCGTCGCCAGCAGCCGCGGGCTGGCGCTGACCAGTCCGTCGAATTGATCCCACAGTTCAGTCCGCATCGCTGTAGTGCCTCTCCAAGGTGATGGTCTGCTCGATCACGAGCGCCTTGCTGTCTGCCCGCGCCTCGGTCCGCACTGCCGTGCAGAGCCCATGCCAGGTGCCGGCCTCGCCGACCACCTCCACCAGATCCAGAGGCTGCACCCTGCCGATCTGGCCCGGGACCAGGGGCGCACCGAACAGCGGGATCACCAACTCGATGGCGGCCTGCTCGCCGCGGTCGGACAGGATGTTCCGGCCACGCTCAGCGCCGGCGGCGCTGGTGTTGATCAGGGGGTCGCTGGCCTGCGGCGCGAACAGCTGCCCCGCTTCGCCTTGCCGGCGCACCTTGCAGGTGACGCCCTTGCCGGCCAGCTCCCCGGTCACGATCACCGCGTCATATAGCGGCGCGCTGCGCACCTGCAAGCTCTCGCTGGTGATGACATCCTCCTGCAGGACATGGTCCGGCTGAGTGCCCCGCCAGTCCCAAGGACTGGCTGGGTAGCGCGCCCGCACGTGCAGCTGCTGGGTGGCCGGGCCCGATTGCACCACCGCCCCGCTGGCGCTCGCCAGCCGGGTGATCGCCTCCATGGCCGGGGCGCCGTCGTAGAACCAAGCTCCGGCCGGCACCACCCAATCGACGGTCCCGTACTCGGAAGTGAACCCGGTATCGGCCAGCTCTTCGGCGACCAGCTGCGCCACGCTGCGGTCCTCGGTGGTTGCCTTCACCCGTGCCGGCGCATAAGGCGCGGCGAGCAGCGCCGTCCGCGAGCGACCGGTCAGCGAGACGCCCACCCGGTTCCACTCGCGCTGCTTGCGGTAGGTCTCGATGATTGCCGTCCAGACGTAGCCGTTGAGGGTCACCTCGACCTGGCGCGGCCCGGCGGCTGTGGGCTTGAGCAGCGCAAGCTGGGCACTGTCGGCCAAATCCAGATCGAAGCTGATGCCCCAAGCGTCGACGCTCGACAGGATCGACACCCCTTCCACCTCGATGGGCGTGCGATCGGGGATGCGCACAACGGAAATGCTGTTGATCACGACGTATGTCCTTTGCTGCGGGCGCGCCAAATAGCAGGCGTTCGCGCCGAGATTGAGAGGTGCAAGGCCCGGGGTGCTGATCAGCGCGCAGCCGAGGCTGAGCGCAACCAGATTGCCGGGCGGGAAGATCGGTACGGGGTCGGGATCTGGATCAGGCTTCGGCGGGCGGACAACCCAAGGCAGCGGCTTGGCGGCCCCCCATGGCAACGTGGCCGCGCGCCTTCCCTGCCGCAACGCACGCCATGGCACCGCCCACGCTGCATGGCGCACATCGGGACTTGCCGACCACGCAATGCCGATGTTGTGCTGAGACGGGCGACCGCTGGCCCACGGGAGCCGAGAGGCAGCACGCAATCCGGGCAGGCTGGAATGCCAATGGATAGCCAGCTGAGCCTGCGCCGTAGGGAGCGAGGTCCACGCGAACACCGCGCTCGCGGGTCGAACGCCGGTAGCGGCTTGCCAGCGCAGTGCGGCACCGCATTTCAACAGCGGTGTCAGACTCCAACTGAGCGAAGCTTTACGCTCCACAACTGCTGCGCCTCCCCAGCCAGTCGCCGCATGTGCGCTCAGAAGCGCAGACGCGCCCCAACCAACGCGAACACTTGCGCCGGTCGCGCGAGGCCACCCCCAGGGCAGACTCGTGCTGGTCCGCAGACCACGCACCACTGGCTCGACGGGTGTGTCATTCCAGTCGATACCGAGATTGAGCGAAACAACCTCGCCGCCGCCCAAGTACCGGGGGCCGAGGTTCAGAACTACCCAGTTGCCTGCCGGCAGTTCCATCAGCCCACCATCTTTGCCGGCGTCACCCAATCTTGGATCGCGGAGTTCACGCCCGCGTTCAAGTCAGTGCCGATCACCCGGTAGCGCAGGGATCGATCAATACCCGTCATCCGCCAAACACCGTCATGGCCACTCAGGACTGAGCCGAGATACTGCACGTTCACTGCGTCATACATGGCATAGACGGAGACGTAAATCCGGGAGGGAACGTTGACGATCTTTGCGCGACCATCGTCATCGCCCACCGGCGGATCACCCCCGAGGTAACCATCACCACCGCGCGGGCCCCAATTCCGATAGAGGGTAAGGAGGATCATTTCCAGGGCGCGTCCAAGCGGAAAAGAACCTGACCGTTGCGATCCGCCACGTCAGGCTCAGCAACGTTGTAGTTCACGGCAAGCCACTGCCCAAGCCCGATGCCTTCCACAAAAGGAACGATCGCGCCCTCCGTGTACGGCCTGGAATGCAAAGGCACCAGCACGCCTGGAAGCTGTCCCCGCATCGCATGTGAGTTTTCGCGAACTACTGCAGGGATGTAGTTGTAGCCACCGTGCGCAGGATCAGGGCCGAGCCTATAGGCGCCGCTTCCATAGGAGTAGCTGCCAGTCCCACCAGGCACGATGCCGCAGGTTGCGACTCTACCCGGCGCAGACAAGCGGTCGCTGTAGCTGCGCATGACAAAACCACCCGGAATCCCAAGCGACGTACGATTCGCCGTGGTCGTCACAGCGGTGTCAATGGTTGATGCCCAGAAGAGGGAGCAAACGTTACTATCCCAGGCGCCGCTATAGGAGGTCAGCTGGTTCGCGCCGAACATGGCAAATGGGTACGCGTCACCAGGTACCGCGGTCAGAATATCTCCGAAGTAGTACGCCCCCATGACATTCGGGTTTTGGGCCTGTGTCGGCCACTGCGTAAACAGATAGAAACCAATCTCCGTGGCGATCACCAGCCACCGCCTCGCCGCAGTGCCCGCCGATGTTGCTTTTGCAATCAAGGACCCCTGCGCCTGCATCGCCACGCTCGGCGTGCGATCTACGCCGGTGTCAATATCGCTCATCGAGCTGTAGGCAAGCGCCTGCGCCAAGGCCGGCGTATTGAGCATGTCCACCGACGCATCGTCGCGAACGCGCAAATATGCCCCGGAGCCGCTGACTGGGCTATTTCGATAGACGTGCACCCCAGAACTGGAGAACGGCCGGGTCCAGCCCGCTCCCGGCTTCACGTTGGCGCCACTGCCATAGCCTGTGACCAGCACTGCGTGCAGCAGTGCAATGAGTGACCCGGCTTGGCCGGTCAGAACCGGAGCACCGGGATCCGTGCTTCGGTAAACAGTCGGGATGAGACTCATGAAGCAGCTCCGGCTACGTTGCCTATGACCTGGAATCGGGTGGAATCGGTGGCACTCTCGGGTGTTCCCGGCAGGGTCGTGCGGACCATCCACACCGGTGCAAGGCCGCCAATGGTGTTGAAGCGAACGACGTTGTTCGTCGCCCAGCCCGTGCCCCAGCCTTGGAAGCGCATCGTGAAGTAGGGCTGCCCGGTGCGCGGATTGATCGGCGCCAGGGCGGTGGTCGTGCTGCCGGTGGCGATGATGCCGACGGTCTCGCCGATCAGCTCATAGTTGGTGGCACTGGTGAACCGCACCGCCCAGCGTTCGGTGATGGCGTCAGCGTTGCCCACGACCAGCGGATAGTCCGTGTCGTTGTAGCTTGCTGAGGCAGCGCTGCCGATCGGCACATTGCTCCACACATTGGTCCAGGCTGACTGATCGAACAGATTTTCGACTCGCGCCTGCAGGTCCAATGAACCGTTCGCTTCACCCAAACGGAGCGCGGTGCTGATCAGCGCTTCACCGGCGGGATAGTCATGGGTCAGACCGCTATTGATCTCGATCTCACCGGTGATCTGCGGCTGCACCACCAAGCGCCGATCTTCCACGCGATCGCTGATGACGATAGGCAGGACGTAAGCAGACAGATTCAGCGGATCGGAGAACGACAGCGTGCCAACGTCCAGATCCGAGGTGTACCAGACGCTGTCCACCGGCTTGCCTGCTGAATCGCGCACCTCGACGGCGGACAGGCGCCCGCGGCCCAGGTTCACCACCTGCCCGGCAGCCGGCGAGGCCACCGGGTGCTTGGCCGTATGGTGGATCAACACCGTCTGGCCGGGCTTGAATGCGGGAACGCGGCCATCGCTGGGGAGGCGGACGGACTCCAAGCCCACCACCACTGCCGATAGCGGGATGGAGCGGAAGACGACCGCGCCGATGTAGATCGAGCCGGCCAGCACCAGCGTCGGCCGCCACACCTGATCGCCGACCACCGCCGCAGGGTCAAACCACGGCGCACCCTCGTTGCCGGCGACCGGGACCATTGAGCCGAACTGCACGGAAGCCCGCCCGCTCTCCCAGTCCACCAGCCCGCGCACCTGGCTGCCGCTGATGACGCCGTTGATGTCGGCCGAGGCGGTCAGCAGGATGCCATCCAAGGTCGTCGCCCGCAGGGTGAAGTTGCCCGGACGCAGAGGGGAGCCCGGCGTACGGAAGAACACGGCAGCGGTGCCCGGATCAGCGATGCGGGTGAGCAGTGCCTGGACCTGCACGGTGTTGCCGCCGCCGGGCGCCCACTGCGTCAGATTGGCCGCGCCGCCGGCGTAGTCGATGGTGCCCGCGTAAGTGCCTGCACCGTTGACCGGATCGATGGAGTGATACAGCGCGCCACTGCGATCGACGTAGGTGCGGCCGCGGTAAGTGAACCGCACACTGCCCGGCACGATGCTGTCGCTGATGGTCGGGGTGAGCAGAAGTTGCACCGGCGGAAGGGCCAGGCTTTCGTTTGCGGTGGTCTGCGGCGCCCCCGCCACGCTCCAGCCCAGGGAGATAAGCGTGCCGGCCGAGAACTGCGCCGGTACGTCTTTGCGGTAGTAGCCGGTCACCTTCCAGCGCTGGTTGCTGCCCATCTCATAGATCGGCACCGAGACCTGGTGGACGGTGAACTTCCCGGCCTGCAGGGTGACGGCCCCGGTGGCGTAGTTCACCGCGCCCAGCACCGTGTTGAACGGCTGGCCGCCTACGGAGATCCCACGGATGTTGCCCTGACCGTCATCCCGTGCCAGCACGCGCATTGCGACCGGTGTGCTCGGCATGCCGTCTGCGTCGGCGCTCACCGAGATCATCCAGTCCAGATTGACGCTGCCAGCGCGCACGGGGCCGGCCGGCAGCTGGAACGAAACCAGCCCAGCGCCGTCGGGCGCCGGCGCCGGAGCGGCGGTCTGGGAATCACCCCAATCGTACTGGCAGGCCAGTTGGGAATCGGCGTCCGGCAGCGTCGCAGGGCGAATGCTCACCTCGCCCGTGGCATAGGCGATGGTGCCTCGCGCCACGCCGGCGATGAGAAGCTCGCCCGCGCCATTGTCCGTCACGGCCACGTTCTGGCCCGAGACACGAAGGGTGAAGGCCGCGGTGCCGGGTACCACGCCACCGTTCTGCAGCATGAAATGGAGTGCCGGCGGCTGGATAGCCACATCGCCTGCACGCGATTCAGCCACGACCGTCGTGCCCCAGCTGGTGATCACGCTGCTGCTCAGATCAGGGAGAGCACCAGCAGTCATCACAACCGAGCCGGTGGCGTAATTGACGGTGCCGCTGCCCTGCCCCGGCTTGCCGATCAACTGGCCACGGCCGTTGTCGGTCAGGCGGATCCATTTGCCCAGGGCCCGGTAGTCAACGACGACGGTGCCAGGCGCCGGAAGCGGCTCGATCTGGAACAACCAGTTGTAACCCTGGTTGTTCTGGGTCACGACGATTTCGTCATTGAAGCCCTGCTGTACCACCGCGCCGGCCGGGGTCGCGGTGATAGTGATCGGGGTGCTGCCGGTACCGGTGGAATGGGTGACGCTCACGGCGCCCGACTGGTAGTCCACTGTGCCGGACCACGGCGACTGCCCGGCCGAGACCAGGCCGCCGGTGCCGTCGTCGGTCAGCTCCACTGCGCCGGCGGCTACCTTGACCGAGCCGACGGCCATCGAGTTGCCCAGGTAGCGCGTTACCGCGACACCGGCGCTGAAGCTGCTGGTGAACTGCAGGGCCAATGAGCCCACCGGCCCGGCCGGCACGTAGCTGATCGCGCCTAGGCCGGCAAGCACGTCGCTCACCGCCGTCTCGGCCGTGGAGGTGGGCACGATTGCCACATAGGGGCTGTCCACCTGAACGGACAGGTCGCCCGGTGCCGCCGCCGCGGTCAGTCGCTTGACGCTGTGGTAGCTGGTCGCGTCAACGACGTTCGTCTCATATACACGGGTGGGCGGCTTCGCAGAAGTAAACCGCACCACCTCCTGCCCATAGAAGCGAAGCAGGAGCGCGTTGACGATCTCGACCACGATGACGTCCCGCTCAAAAGCGCCATCGGCATCGGTGAAGGTGCGGGTGGTGCGCGACAGGATGCTCTTCACCCGCACATACTGCTCGGCCGCCTCATAGCCACCGCCGTTGGTCAGCAGGCAGAGGTTGTCGTTGATGTCGGGGCTGGGCGCATCCTTGGCGCAATAGAACTGCAGCGCCATCTGGCCGATGAAGTGGTCATTGAGCAGGATGTAGCGGGACTCAGTGCCCCGGGTGATATAGCCCTCCACGCGACTGCGGGCGTCGGAACGCACGTCGCTGTAGCTGCCAGTGGAGAACATGCTCACGCTCACACGCGGGTCAGCCGGCGGGTCGATCAGCACGCCGATGGCATCCTTGAGCACGTCCGGGCCAGGCGTATCCAGGTGCACGAACATCTTGCGCAGGGTTGCGCGACCGGTGGTTCGCTCTTCATCGCCGATGTCGGGGAAGAGGTTGTTCATCTGCCCGTCCACGATCTCGGTCTGGACCATGCGGCCGCCGCCGTCCGGGTTGTCGGTCAGTCGCTGCGACTGACGCATCTTGATGTCTGTTGCTGAGATCGTCATCGCTTACACCGTCATGAGTCGAAGGGTGATGGAGAAGAAGTCGCCGTCCAGCGCAGGCACGGCAAAACGAATAGGGTCGGCCTCGATGCCGGGACCATCGGTTCGGCGCCAGCGCACCGGCAGCTCACGCTGGCCGCCGTTGTGCGCGGGAAGGATCAGGGGCAGAGAGGCCGTGCGCGGGAGCTCTTCCAGCGCCTGCAGGGCACGCAGCACATCCAGACGGACAGGTGCCACGTAGGCAGCACCATCCCGCTGGGTCTGGAGGGTGATTGGGCGCCCTGCCTGCATTGCCGATTCCTGGACGATGAGTGCGCCGGTGAGGCTGGTTTTGACGGCCTGCCCCACGCGCCAGGCGGTGAACTCATCAGTCCATTGCAGATCAGGCGGAAGCGCGATGCCCGCCAAGGTGAGGACGCTCATGGGCGGCGGCCTCCAGCTCTCACCGACACGCTACGGCTGCGGGCCACCCGGTCCAGCACCAACGGCGCTACAAGTGACGCCAGCCTCTCAGCCGTGTCACGCTCCTGCGCGCTGGCACTGGCCGCCACGGACGCGCTGGGCGCCGTCCACTCAATCCGCAGGATCTCCGTACCACTGCCATTGGCGTTGCCGACACGCTTGGCATCCTCGGCGTCCTGCTGCCGCTGGGCGGCATCTGCCTCCTGACGCCGCTGCTCCGCCGCCTGCCGAGCCGCTTGGTCCCGCGCTTGAATCTGCTGCTTGATCTGCGTTTCCAACTGCAACGTGCGCTCCAGCTCGGCGGCGCCGAGGTAGTCGAACTTCGACGCAAGCGCATCGCGCTGCGCCCCCATTTCGTCATTGCTCTTGAGGGTCCGCTCCAGCTCGGCGTTGTACTCGGCCAGGTCCCGGCGCTGTTTGCTGATTCCGTTCATCAGGGCGGCGAACTTCTCCAGGGAGTCCTGCCCACCCAAGGTCTGGAAGAGCTCCCGCGCCTTCCCGGACAGGTCCCCCAGCGAGAAGGACAGGCCCTGGGCGGCGCTGTCGGCCCCGCCCAGCCCAGTTGCTGCGTTGCTGCCCGCCGCGCCCACAGCTTCGGTCGCGCTGGCTGCGCCCCCGGCGGAGGCAGCAACCCCATCGAGCTCACGAGCTGCGCTCGCTGCCCCATCCGCGACAGCCCGGGTGGCCGAGGTGCCCTTCTCCTTCAGATCGTCCATCGCGTCGTTGACCCGGTAGATAGCTCCCAGGTGTGCCAGCTGGGATTCCACCATCACCTGCTGGGTGGCATCGCTGTCCGCCGCGGCTTCCCGTGCGCTCTGTGCATACGCGCGGAAGGCGCGCCGCACGTCTTCGATGCTCGCCTTGCCCTGAGCGGCGCCCCGGCGGATCTCTTCGAAGGCTGACTTTGCAGCATCCCGGGCTGCGTTGAGGGAAGCCTGCGACTGGATGCCGAGCCTACCGAACTCGTTGTTCAGCGGATCCATCGCGTTGGTGATGTCCCGGATCCGGGAGTGCAGTGCCGCCGCAGAGCGGCCCGCCTGGTCAAAACCCACCTTTCCCCGTGTGCCAGCGGCCTCGAGCAGAGTCCCTAGCGTCCGGGCTTCGTCAAGAGTTGACACTTTGCCCAGCGCGGCGCGGAAGGCTTCCTCGATCTGCGCGCCGGTGGCGAGTGCGTTCTCCGAGATGGCGGCGAACGAGGCGATCGCATCACGCCCAGCCTTGCCGAAGCTCAGCCCGACGCGCTCGGCATTGACGCCAAGATTCTGGAGAGATGCGGCCAGCGTCTGCTGCAGCACGGCGGCAGCATCCACAGCAGCAGCCGGAAGCGCCTCAAACGCCGTCTGCGATGCCTGCTGGAAGCGCAGCAGCTCTTCACCGGAAAGCTGCTGCAATACGTCCAGCAGGCCGTCACGCACGTTGCGGCCGGCAGCGGCCCCTTGCGCGGCGGTGTGGGCCAGCGCAACGGCCACGTCTTCAAGCGAGCGCGTGTCTGCGAAGTTGAGCGCCTGGAACAACTTCGAAATCGAGCTAGATGCCAGTTTGGCGTCTCGGTCGATGCCCACCAGCTGCTCCAAGACCAGCTGGGCTCCGGCGCCGATGCCATTCTTCATCGCGTCGCCGGCGACGCGGGCGCCCTCGGCGATCGCGCGATAGCCTTCATTCGCCTCGCGCAAGCGCAGCTTCACCTGCTCCAGCTGCTTGAGCTGTTCATCGGTGGCGATGCCCATGGCCTGCATGCGCAGCAAGAAGGCGAGCTGCGCCTGCAGGTATTGCTTCAGCCCCTCCACCCGGGCCTGATAGGACTGGCGCTCCGCCTCCGCCATAGCCCCCACTTGGGCAGACGTCTGGACAGCGGTATCCCGGAACTCGATCAGGCCATTGGCGACGGCCTTGCGAGCAACAGCTTCCTGATATAGCGTCTCCTGAAGCCTACGGCTGATCTCGCCGGCCTCCTTCATCGCCTGGCTGTTTTTACCCAACTCATCGCCAATCGCACGTCCGATCGACTCCAGCCCCTTGGCCAACATCTCCAAGCCGAGCAGTGTCACCGTGATAGGCACTACCGTGGGCATCCTCTTCAGGATGTTGCCCAGCGTTACAGCTCGCTTCCCAGTTGCATCCATCGCGGCGACGCTAGCCCATTGCGCCCGCGTTGAAGCTGCCAGAGCTGTCCGCCAAGTGTTCACCTGCGCGATCGCCTTGATGATGGCGAAGGTTGCAAAGGCCTTGCCGAGCACCACGATCGCGCCGCTGTGCTCCACGACCCACGTGGTCGCACCTTTGACCGCCTCGGCCATGGTGATGATGCCGTCGGCCGTCTGCTTGGCCCAGCGCGTGAGAGTGCCATCCTTGGCAAGGCGATCCACGACGGTGAGCATTTCGGTGAGCTGAGCCTTGAAGTAGGTCAGCACGCCCTGATCGGCGACTTCCTGTTTCCAGTCCTTGAACCGCTCGGTCGCTTCCTTCCACAGGCCGGCGATCGTGCCGACCTTGGCCGCCGCCGCCGCGCCACCGTAAGACTCGGTCAGCACGTCAAGAATGATGGCCTGCGCCTCGGCCACCCTCCCGGTCGCTTCCAGCTGCTTGATCAGCTGCTTTTGGCTGTCCTCCAGGGTAAAGCCCTGTTTGCTCAGCGACTCCATAGCTTTCGATGGTGTCTGGAGCGCCTTGCCAACGATCTCAGCCGATGCCTCCAGGCTCATGCCCAATCGCTGGGCCTGATCGATCGTGGCCTGCATCGCCGCGGGGAACTGCTCGCCCACGATGTTCGTGTAGGAAAGCAGCCGCACCTGAGCGGCCGAGATCTGGCCGTCATCGAAGAGCCCCCCTTGCAGCTGCCGTCGCATGCGCGCCAGCTGCTCTGCAGTGAACTCGCCCTGGCGGCCAGTAGCGGCAAGTGCAGCCTCAAGCTGGCCTAGCTCCTGCTCTGCGTCGCTGCCTTCCTTGATGATGTCCTTGATACCGTCGACGACCTTGCCGAACCCGATGAAGCCGAGAGCGGTCGCAGCGATACCCTTCAGCTTGCTCATGATCGAGCTGGTGGCGGTGGCCGCCACACCCAGCTCGGCAGTCTCCTGCGCGGCTTGGTTAGCGCGATCACGATAGGCTTTCAGCGACTCAGCGGCCGCCGTGCTCGCCTTCGCCTGGTCGCGAAAGCGACCGTCGCTCTCCTCGATCTGCTGATTGCGCCGGCGGGTTTCGGCGGCGGCCTGGGCTGCCTCCTTCGCCTGTTCGGTGAACGCCTTCGCGGTTCGCTCAGCATCATCCCGCAGGCGCTGCTGGCTTTCGGCTAGCTGCGCCGTATTGACGCCAAGCGCGCCCAAGGCGGTATCGGCTTTTACAACCGCCTCCCACTGGCTGCTCAGCGAGGCCTTCAGCTTGTCTCCCTCCGCCCTCAGATTCCGCTGAGCGTTCAGCAGTTCCTTGGATGGGGCAGCGGTCTCCGCGATCTGCAAGGAGAGCTGGTAGGCGGCCTTCTGGTTGGCGTCGAAGCGTGTTTCCAGATCGGCCAACGTACCCAGCAGCCCGTCAAACGCTTCAGCCTTCTCGGCAGTGGCGTTGAGCTCGGCCAGCTTGTCCACCAGCTTGCCGGTGTCGGCCACGGCAGCGTCCGAGGCCACGCCCATCTCGGCAAGCGCCTGGCGCAATTCGTCCACGCCCTCGGTGCCACTGGTCTCCAAAACCAGCCGTAGCGCTTCCTCGAATGCCGCATTGTTCGCCATCAACGCTTCCCCTGCCTTGCCAGTTTCAACTGCCGGATGAGTTCGCTACCGCGGAACTCGTTCATTTCGCGAGCCAGACGTGTAACGACCACGCCGCCCTGGCCCATCACCATCTGGTATGCGCTCGGACCTGTGAGGGTCCGCAGCTTGCGGCGACCATCGCGCCCGGACGGCGCAGTGGCGTCTCGCGAGAACTGACGCGCCACCAAGCGCCTTTGACCATCAACCGTTGCGATGAAGGCTGAGTTGTAGACCTTCCGCTCACCCTTCTGGATCAGGGCGGTCGCACCAGCCGTCTTTCGACCGCCCCAGCGTCCACCGAACCCGACCAGCGGCAGCGGCTTGGCCGAGGCATTCAGCGAGATGTATTCACCGTTCTCATCCGCGCCGGTTCTCACGGTGAAGCGACCCGTCAGATCGCTAACGCGGACGTTGTAGATCTCGCGAATGGCCCTCTTTGCCGCCGGCTCAAACCGCCGACGCACTGAGATGGCCGAACGAGCGTCCGCCTTCGCGATGGCCGCAGCACTTACGCCGTTGACCTGGGCAGCAATGCGCGCCAAGGCAGCGGCATTCATGCGTCGCTCGAGGCTGGCGAACCTGCCCATAGCTCAGAGCCCCCACGCAAAGATGGTCGGCGCCATCCCAGGCACCGACCATTGAGGACTGAGAGCAGCCCTCCGCCGCATCAACCGGCCTTCTGCTCGTACACCTTGAAGGTGTACAGCGCAGTCTCTTCCGAGCGGAAGATCACCGAGCCGGTCAGGGTCACCTGGATCGGTTCGTCACTGAACCAATCCACGTCGCCGTCCACGGTGAGATCCACCTGCGGGATACGCAGCAGACCGTTCTCGCCGCTGATGCGGTCCTGGACGTCGCCCATGATCATGAAGGCCTTGTTGGGCACCGCGCCGCCGTTGATGGCCGTCTCCAGATAGCCGTCATAGCTGTAGGAGACGGTCAGCACGTCGCCATGGGCGATGCCACCCTCCGCATTCGGAATCAGAAGGCCCTGGCGGTTGTCGATGGTGTAGTCCTCACCGGCCACCAACGTTGCCGCCCCCTTCTTCACCACCGCAGCAGGAGTTGCCATCACGAAGCGGTGACCGAGGTCTACCGGCGCGTCCTTGCTGTAGATCGTGACGGACTGGTCGGCAACCTCGCCGGCCTCCACGTTGGAGGCGACCGCGGTGCCGTAAAGCATGCGTGCCAAAATGGCGGTCGGAACTTCCAGCGCACCGATGCTGACGCCGGTGGTCCCGGGGTTCGCGTCGGTGTGAATGATCTGGCCGTAGCGATCGTCGCGGCGCTTGCTCTTCACTTCGGTCGTGTCGCCAGCTTCATAGCTGAACGTCAGCGAGCTCTGTTCGAGCGGCTTGTTGCCGAACTTGTCGTCCGGATCGGGAATGACGGGAATGCGGTTGGCACCGGGGCCGTGCTCATAAAAGCGCAGATCGCCGGCGAACTTACGGACCTTGGGCTGTTGGGCCATTAGGGATTCTCCTGGGGATTGGACACGGGCTGGAAACTCTCGGTCAGACCGGCCCGCGCGGTGATCTGAGCGACAACACTGGAATGACCGCCGTCGGTAACTTCGGCCAGTTGCGAATCGACTACTTCAAACTTGGTGAGACCCAGCGGAAGTGCCCGTGAGTCAAAGGTCAGCACGCGGATCAGGTCATGCCGGGCGCGGTGAACCAGACGATTGGGGCGGTCTTCGTCCTGGCCTCGCGGCACGCTGAATTCAATGGTTACACCCACGTCGGAATTGGTCTGGACGCGCCCTCCCGAAGTGAAGCTGATGCGCTCAACGACAATGGCAGTGGCGGCGACCTCCATGTCTTCCGGCGCGTCCTCGTCATCGAGCAGGATCAGGCCGCTTCCGATATCAGTGAAGAACCCCGACTCAGTAGTGATGAGGCGCACACGCCCTGCCAGGAACTCAAGGAGCTGCCAGCTCACCGGCTCCTTGGAGGTATCAGTCAGTGACACGAATCACCAGCCAGCGGCTCAGCGAGCCGTCGTCAGAGATGGGTTTTGAATTGGAGTACAGCTCGCCGTCGACAAGCACCCGCCCTTTGGAAGCCGGGCGGAAGCCGACCGCTCGCACGTAAGCGACCTCGACTCGGCCGGCCACGAACTGCCTGAGTCCGCCGATCATTTCGCTGTCGCGATCCACATAGACCTGGCAGGGCACGGCAGCACCGCCGTCCGGCGGCGTGTATGTGGCGAGGTCAGCCATGCCCGCTGCGGCAAAGCTCGCATGCAGGCCCGCGTCCATCTCGGCAAGGAATGCGCGCTGACCCATTACCGGCGATCCTCACGGCGACTGGTGACGCACAGCGCCAGCACGAGGCACAGCACGACGACCGCGAATGCCAGCAGCGCGCTCACGGCTTCACCTCGGCGCCCTGGATGGCGCGCACCTGCTCGGCGCGAGCATTGAGGCGCTCAATGACGGCACGCCGCTGGGCGGCAACATCAAAGCACTGCGCGATCGGACCCTCGGGCACAGCCTCGGTGCGGGTAAGCGCAGCCGGGATCGTCACATATACGCGGCGCTCCACCACTACAGGCTCAGGGGTCACCGCGCACTGCGCCGGACCTGCATCAGGCTTGGGCCGCCCACAGGCAGCAAGCCCGGCGGCGAGCGCCGCGACGGTCAGTAGCCGGAGAATGCTGGGCATGATGCCTCCACCTCGGTCAGGGCCAGCGCGCAGCGCGTCTCTCGCGCTTGGCCGGCGTAGCGGTTCATGAACTGCTTCAACGTCTGATTGGCATCCGCCTCCCGAACCTCAGCCGCAGCTACCGCGCTGTCGCTCTGCTGCTTGAGGGAGGCCGCCTGGTTCTGCGCCAGCGTCAGCTCAGCCTGCAGGACGCCAACGGTGCGGCCGTAGCCAGCGTTGGCCTTAGCCAGCTCCGCCACCCGCGTAGTGGCGCCCTCCTTCTGCGAGGCGCAGGCAGCCGCAGCGCCTTCATACGTGGCGGCGGCAGCACGAGCACTGGCCCGCACGACCACAAGGCAGACGGACAGCACGATCACCACCAAGGCGAGAACGCCGATCACCCACGAGAGTGGCTTCACCGTCACGACAGAGGGCAGCTTCATCGCGCACGCTCCGTCAGGCCGGCTTCGTCCTCGCGACGACCGCAGAGGCCCGCCTCAAGGTTGGTGCCACGCCACAACCGGCACATCTGGCGGATCTGGCCCGCGACGCAATGCACGTCCGCGCCGGGCAGACACACGTCGCGGATTGCACGCATCTCCGTGCGCGCCGGACCGGTCATCGAGGCACCGCGGTTGTAGACCACGGAGACCAGTGCACCGCGGGCGTCAGCGGGAAGAGCATCGAACCCGTCAGCGCCGAACGCTCGGCGCGCACTGGCGTGATAGCGCGGAAGCGAGGCCACGCCGAACACGTCACTCGCCAGCCCGAACGGAACGCGCACGTCGCGCAGGTCCCGCACGACAGGCTGCGCGGCAGGGCCGGTGATCCCAGCGGTCGCCTGGAGGCGGGACGCCGCGGCCAGGGCTGACCAATCCAAGCCGATCTGCTGGCGGGTCTGATGGCCGCCGTCGTAGCCGATGCCCCACGTCACGCCTGATGCGCCACCCGGCCAGATGGGCGCCTCATAGCGCCGCGTGTACAGCGCTTGGCTGCCAACCTCCCAGCGAACAATCAGCGCAACCGCAGCCGGCGAGATGACCGACGCCTGGGGGGCGCTGACCGCCGGTGGAAGGACCTGCTGCACGGCCTCCTGCAGCGCCACAACCACTGGCATCACTGTACCTGCGGTGGACTCTTGTGCTGATTCAACCACCGGCGCAGCAGCATCGGCCAGCTCTGAGCGAGCCTCAGCGACAGCTGCTGCCGGCGCAGCAGCCGCGGTCGGCGCAGACGCTGCTACCGGGACCTGGCCGCAAGCCGTGATGGCGACGACCAGCAGGCCGGCGAGAACGCGCCGGGCGATCATCGGGCGATCCAGAAGAAGGCAACGAACAGGCCAACCAGTCCCACCCATTCGGCGCGATCAAGCAGCAACATGCGCCAAGCCGATCGGTCACCAGCCCGGGCAGCATCATGCAACTGCCGCTCTTCATCGTCACGCGAGTCGAACAGATAGGTGCGCTTGAACAGCCAGGCAGCCGCGCAAGCGGTCGCCAGGTACGCGGCGGAAATCGGCAGCTGCAGCAGCTGCGCCAACACGTCGCCGCCGATGGTGCGGTCGAGCGCCCCCAGCAAGATCCAGCCGAGCAGCGCCAAGAAGATCAGGACCGGCAGCCAGACGATGAACTCCTGCCAGCGGCTGAAGAAGGAGAGGATGCGATTCATGGTGTTTTCTGCGCCTGTTCCACGGTATTGAGACGACGCTCCAGCTCGGCGATCCGCCAGATCACCCCGTTGTCCAGTTTCGCGTTGACCACCTGCACGTCGCTGGTTACCTGCTGGAGACCCTTGCCCTGCTCTGCCTGGATGCTGCGGATGTCGTTGAGCATCCAACTCACCACGCTGCCTGCGATCGTCAGCACGAAGGGCAGCGCGAAGATGGCGACCTTCAGAGCCACAGACGCAAACTTGCCGTTCATGGCCCGGTCGAGCTGGGCATTTGCATCAGTGGTGCTCATCGATCCCCCTGTGTTCGTAGAAGCTCCACCACCGCACACGCCACCCGGGCATCTGTGTGCGGTGGTGGGCTGAGTGTTACGCCGCCTTGACGGCGCCGACGCCGGGAAGGAGCTTGGCGACGACAGTGGTTTCGCCGGCTGCTGCCGAGCCGATGGCGATCGCGCAGTTCTCCAGGTCGCCCGCGGCGGCGCCGGCCACGATGAACTCGCCGGCCGAGGCGTCCCAGTGCAGCTTTGCGCCGCCGGTGACCACCGCAGTGGAGAGCTTGGGGAAGGTGAAGGCACGCTCGATCTGGACCGCGACCAGCTCGCCGAGCTTGGCGTCGGTCACCGGGACGGCCAGGGCCGATCCATAGATGAAGGGGACACCCGACTTCACGTCTGCCGGCGCCGGGATGGTGATCGTGTCACCGCTGCTGTGTGCGTTTTTCATGAATATGCTCCGTGATCAAGGGAAGACGCGGACCGAAGTCCGCGCCTTGTGGCTCACTGGCCGGCGTTCTTGTAGAGGCCGCGCGGGTCGATGGCCTTGGCGCCGAAGATGTGGCGGCACTTGACCTGCACGCCGTCCACCTCGAAACCATGCTTGGTCTCGGTGAACACGCCCTCGTGACCTTCGAGGTAGGCGTACTCGATGGTGTCGATCACACCCGGCTCTGCGGCGCCGTACCAAGCAATCTCGCTGCCGTCATGCAGGCGCGGCTCAACGATCGGGGTGAGGGTGACGCCCGTGACATTCAGGTCAGCACCCTTGCCAGCGATGATCGAGGCGTTGGTCACCTTGAGCGCCACCTCTTCCAGACCCGGGGGAACGATCAGGAACTTCGGCCGGACAGTGATGTAGCGGCCGTCCAGACCCTTCTGCAGGGTCATCTTCTTGCGCATGTCCGAGAGCGGGTTGGGCTTGGTCGGATCCAGCGCATCGGCCAGTGCGGCCGGCGTGCCCAGGTTGCCGTGCTCAGCGTGGAACAGCGCCTTGCCGTCAGCCATCTTCGGGTTGCCGGTGAGGATCGCGTAGACCAGATCGGATTCGAGGTCCGCGGCGCTGGCACCGAAGGCAAACGGAATCCGGCTCAGTGCGTCCAGGTCGTCGTTGACTACGGTCTCCCAGGTCAGAGCGACAATGCGGCCGAACTTCTGGACCGCGTACTTCTCCGCGCCCTCGCCGATGGTGCCCTGCTCGTACTCACCGCCTTCCACCACACGCTTCAGCGACGGCGCGCCGCCCAGCTGGACGCGGGTGATCTCCTTGAAGTCCGGCAGCGTGGTCTGGCGGCTGAACGGCAGGAACGTGCGCTGCGTGCCCTCATAACCAGCGCGCAGGCTGCGGCTGACGACGTTGCCCAGAATTGCCGGGAAGTCGCTGGTGGACTGCAGCGCCTTGACGGCGATCTCCTGCTTGGACATGCCCTGCGGGTTCTGGCCGGCACGGGCGAGCGCGTCACGCGCCATGTCCTGCAGGTCCATACCACGGAAGTTGGCGGCCGGGCCTTCCAGCTTGTGGGCCGCCGGGTTGGAGCGGTGCATCAGCGCGGCGATCGCACCGTCGCGGTAGTTCTTCGTTTCGTCCTGCGTGAGCTGGCCCGTCGGCGCTGCGGCCGAAGCGCCAGAGGCAGACGGCGTCGCGTTGCCGAGGAAGGCCAGCAGCTTGGGGCCGATGGCTTCCACAGTCAGATCGGTATCGTCTTCGCAGTCGCGCAGCAAGGTGGCCAGGGCGGCCTGGTCCAGATCGCCGCGGGCCTGGAACGGGGCGAACTGCGCGCGGATGGCCTCGCGGCGAGCCGCCAGTGCCTTCTTCTGTTCGGGGGTGAGCATGGTGTTGTCTCCGGAGGGATTACCGGCATCCGCCGGCGGGGTGTTCGCGGCCGGTTCGGCCGGCGGATTCGGGGGGGCGTTGGGCGCCTGTGCGGCGCTGGCGGCAGGTGCAATGACGGATGCCCGTGGCGCACGCAGCGCGGCGGCGAAAGCGAGGTTGGCGTATCGGGCCGAAGCTCCACGCGCCGTCACGCGCTGAGCGAGCGATGCCGCAAACGCGCGGGCCTGCTCATCCGGATCGGCTTCCTCCACTGCATCTGAATCAACAGCGTCGGCAAAGCCGGCCGCCACGGCTTCTTCGCCGGTGTAGTAGTGATCTTCACCGTCCTGCAGCAAGCCGAGGATTTCCTCCTTCGACTTGCCGGACTTCTTCACGTAGGCGTCGGCCATCGATGCGCTGAAGGTGTCCAGCACGTCGGCGTATTGGCGCAGCTCTTTGGCGTTGCCATAGACGCCACCCCAGGGGGCATGGATCATCAGGATCGAGGTGGACGGCATACTCACGGTGTCGCCAGCCATCGCAATGAGCGAGGCACTGGACATGGCAACGCCGTCGACTGTCACAGCCTTGGCGGCCTTGTGGCGCTTCAGCGCGTTGTAGATCGCCAGGCCATCGGCGACGCTGCCGCCGTAACTGTTGATCCGCACGTTGATGGTCGCAACCGTGCTGTCCAGGTCATTGAGCTGCTGGGCCACCGACTGTGCGGTAACCGATTCGGTCCACCAGCTCTCGCCGATATCACCGTAGATCAGCAGCTCGTAGACGCCCTCAGACTCGGCTACGGGCTGAAGCCGCATCAGCGGCTCGATGTTGGGGCGCTCCGGCATGTCCCGCGGCCCGGCCTGCGGAACGGTGGAGAACAATGCCAAGGACGCGGCGATGGCGCTGGTAAGCAGCGAGGTATTCATCAGAGGGTGTCTCCGGTGCTGGTCGGACGGGAGCGCGATGCGCGCTGCCGCTGGTTTCCGTTCTCTTCGCGGTGGCCGGCATCGTCGGCATCCGGATAGCTCGCATCACCCGTTCGTGCCTGGGTGACGCCTGCGCCGCTGGTGTAGCGAGCGTCGCTGTCGAACACCAAGCCCAGCTCTTCAGCCAACTTGCGCTCGCGCGAGATCTCTTCGAAGGTGTCCTGCACACGCCCACCACGCTCAGCGATGCCTTGGGTGACCGACTGCCAACCGCCGCGGGCGAGCTTCATCAGACCGTCTGCCTCACGGCCCGGATCAATCCACGGCATCTTCGGCCCGCGGAAGTTCGCTTGGGCCACGGTCTCGGGACGGATGTGGGCCGGCACCTTCAACTGGCCGGATGCGATCGCCATCTGGACAAACCGCTCCCAGATCGGCTGGACGAATCGGGAGACGAACTGACCGGTCATCATCCGGTAGCCATCGAACGCCTCCACCAGCTCCTGCCGCTGCGCGCTGTAGGTGCCGTCATAGTCCCCGGACATGCTGGAGTAACTGAGCTGGATCGCACGCGAGACCGCACGCATCATCGCCATCCGGAACCGCTCCAGGGCGGTGTTCGGACGGTTGGGGTTGATCATCTCAATTGATTCGCCCGGCAGCGTCTCGGTGAAGATGGCGCCTGCTTCCAGCAGAAAGTCCCGCTCTTCGGGCCGTTGCGGCTGACCATCGGCACTCTGCAACGGGGCGAAGTCAGCCATGTCCTTGTCGCGCTTGATGTACGCGGCAATCCGCGCGGCAATCCGGGCGGCAACGCGCTCGGATTCCTCGTAGTCCTTGATGTCGATCAGGCGGTCGATGGCACTGACGAACAGGCTGATTCCGCGCAGGCCAGAGAGGCGCTTGCGAACCGCCAGATGCAGGAAGCGCTGAGCCGGGACCGACTTCAGCGCGTCGATGCTGCTCCAGCCACCGTTCCCTGGGTGGTTCTTGTAGACCATGTACGCAATGGGCGCGCCCCACTCGTTGCGCTGAATACCGGCGCTGATCCGCTTTTCAGCATCGTCATATTCGAGCGGCACCACGTCGGCCTCCAGCAGCTCAATGGAAAGCGGCACGGCCGTTGCATGGGTGATGTACTTGGCTGTGCCTTCCACCAGCTGGGTAAACTGCTCACCATCGCGGAGCCAGCTGCGGCAGGCCAGCTCCTGGCACTGCACCCAGCTCATGGTCCGGGTCACATCTGGTGAGACACACCACTGGCGCCACAGGTTGAGCAGCTGGCGCGAGAAGTCGTCATCGATGTTGTCGTAGTTGTCGCCTTGCCTGCCGTCGCGCGGCGTCGGCTCGATGCTGATGCCGGAGGGGCCTACGATGTTTCGAACCAGCGTGCTCAGGGCACCATCGACCAGGTCGTAGTTGCGCTCAAGATCACGGACCGTCGCCCGGACGGTGGCAGCGTCGCGAACGACCATGCGTTCGCTGGTGCTGTTGTCGCGGCTTTTCTTACGGCGCTTTGTCGACCGCCCGCCCTCATAGGCGGCCATCACCTGGCGCGCGAACATGCGCCGGGCGGCGTAACGCGGCGCGAAGACCGCAATGCCGCGCTCCAGTGCGTTCGGCTTAGCCATTGAAAACCGCCGTCCGGTAGCGCAGGCTGCCGCCGCTACCACCGCGTCCGCGCTCCACCGCGATCTTGGCCTCCAGCTCGCGGATGGCTTTGCGGATCTCGGCGAGCTCAGCCTCCTGTCGCTGGCGCTGATCGAAGCGCACACTGAAGCCCGCCGTCAGAATGCGGGTTTCAGCTGCCAGGTAGGCGTCCAGTCGTTGCTGTGTGATCGACATGGATACGCAAGGTATACATGTCGTTGTCCACGGTCATGGCGCTCCGTGGACTATTTTCAACCCGATGTGATTTGACGCGAGGGATGGTACTTGTAGGCGGCAGAGCGGCTGCAGTGGTGTTTTCGCATGATTTCCTGAACAGGCACGCCACGCGCCCAGTCCTCGGAAATCGCCGCACCATTGAACTCGGCCTTGGACCTATATCGAACACGCTTTCCTGCGAACACATCAAGCTGGACCGTCACCAACATGTCGGCAATCTGGAGCGCCGCGTGGGCGGGAATGCTTGGCTCAGCCGCCCGGATTGAGGCCACGTAGGACTCCCGCAGCTGGTCGAGCAGTTCATCGGCTTTGATGTCTTCTGCCATCTCGACCTCAGTTCGACTCTGCCCAGCCGCCGCGGCGGCGAGCTGGCTTGGTTGTTCCACGGGAATCCGCAACTGCCGGCTTTGCGGCTGCCCCAGATGTTTCACGGGAATCCGGATCCACCACCGTCGCAGCCAAGCGCGCCTCCAAGGCATCCCAGTCAGCCTTCGTGTAGCGATGCAGACGCACCTCCGAATGGTGGGCAGCAGCGTAGGCGTACACCCAGGTATCCAGCGGCTCATTTCTCACGACCCGCTTCTCGAACCGGTTCTTGACCGGGTTGTAGACCTCCGACACCAGACCGGGGTAGAACTCAGACGGCAGCTCATCACTGAACCGCACGAGCCGCGCATCAGCCTGACGCTCGGCATCTGCTGCCAAACGGCTGTAGAGATAGTGCTTCGCGGCGACGGTTCCGACGTGGTTGATGATGATGCCCCGCTTGTCGGTCTTATCGTTCCAAGTCACATCCGCCAGCTTCCCCTTGGACAGGATCGGGGCGTTGTTAGGCACCGCGCCGAAGATGCACATGACGCGCGTCACTTTGCGCTGCCGGACATAGTTCTTGACCGCCTCGGTGCGGTGACCGCCGGCGTCAATCGCCGTGGCAACCGACCGCAGCAGGACACCGTCCTCTCGCTCGATGGGCCGGTTGAGTAGATCGGTCAGCGCGATCCACACCGCCTCTTCTGCTGGGTCACCCTGCAGTTCGACGTAGTCAAGTGTCCAGGCCGTCATACCCCGGCCCCAGCCGATCACGTGGACGGCGAGGCGATTGTCCTGAGTATCAACACCGACGGTGATAGCGAGAACCCCGCGCGGCGCGTGCCGCAGCTTGTAGGGTTCGGCCCGATCCGCGATCACGTTGTGCTTGACCGATCGCATCTTCGGGTCTTCCCACGTCTCGGCCAAACGGTCGTTGACGAAGGTCTTCAGCGCTGCGGGGTCGTTCTGCGCATCCAGCCACTCGCGCACCAGATCCACCCACCGCGGGCCGAGGCCGAACTGATAGTAGAGGCAGTTGATGTGGTAACCGCGGATTGGCGAATCCGGGTTCGCCGGCACCCAACGGCCGTTGGTGATCATGTCCGATTTGTGGTGCTCTTCGATGCAAACACCACAATCGCTGCACGCATACCACGCGTGCTTGGCATCCGGTGACCAGTGCAGGCCGCTCCATTGCAGGTGCTGGTAGCGGCCACAGTGGGGGCACGGCACGTGATACCGGCGCTGGTCGGACTTTTCGTAGAGCTTGGCGATACGGCTCAGCCCAGCAATCCCCGGGGTGCTGATGTACAGGCGCTTGTAGGTGGTCGGGAACGAGGAGGTGCGGCCGTCCAGCATCTTGACCGGGTCGTCGCCGGTCAGGAGAACTTGGGGCGCCTCATCGATCTCATCCACAACCAGGTTCTTCACCGTGGTCGACTTGAGCCGCTGAGGGCTGCCCATGTGCTCAACATAGAGCTGTCCGCCGGCGAAGTCCTTGAACGTGCGCTGGTTTGAGCTGTCCCGACTCGCGGTGCTGCTCAGCGCTTTCCGGACGGCCTTGCAGACCTCGATCATCGGGTTGAGCTTCTGGTTCACCCATTTGCTCATGGATGCCTCACCAGGCAGCGCATACATGATGGGCGCCGGCGCGTAGTCCATCCAATACGCGATCGAGTTGGTTGCGATCTGGCTCTTGCCGAACTGGATCGGGAACATGCACGCCTGATCGTGCACAGGGCTGCGGGCGGACATGTTGTCCATCGGCTCGCGCAGTGGCGGGTTGCGGGAGGTCACCCACCGCCCCGGCTTGCTGCTGCCCTTGCTGGACAGCCGCATATGCTCATCGTTCCACTGCGAAACGGTCATCGGCCGTCGCGGCTGGAGCGATCGTGACAGTACGGTGTGCAGGCGGGCCTGTGCCGTCATTCCACCACCGCCGCAGAAGCTGAGCGGAAGCCTCGGCTCATTTCCTCAAGGGCGTGACTGACCTCGTTCCACACCAGCTCTCTGCAGCGTGATTCGTCGGTCGTTGCGGCCAGCTGCGGTGCCAGGGTGTCGGCCATTCGCTCCAGCTCCACACGGATCGCCGTGGCGGCTTCGGCGAGCACATGTTCCACCTGGCCGGCATCGAGCAGCTTGCCCATGCTGATCTCATAGTCACGCGCCGCCGCCATCGCATCGATCTCTGCTTTGTCCGCCAGCGCTTTCGCCTTGCGCAGCGAATCCTTCGTTGGGGGAGCCTTCGCCTCGGCCTCAGCTTCCGCGTCGCCATCCTCTTCATCCACCACCCCAGCGGCGACCAGCGCGGACCCACGCGCCGCTGCGTGGCGCTCGGCCACTGCCGTGTAGCTCGGATCCTGGGTTTGACCGTACAACGCCAGTGAAGCGTCCCGAAGGTAGCCCTTGCCGTCCTCCGCAGGCACCAGCCGCCCCTTGCGCTTGAGCTCCACCACATAGGACGGCCTGCAGCCGATCAGCGCAGCCAAGTCCTTCCCCGAGACCCTCACGTCCTCAGATGCCATTACCAACAACCTCCTCTTCCATTTCTTTCAGACAAGCAGTGGCAGAAGAAAACGCGCGCGCGAGCGAGGGTGCGGGACGTGCGGGCAGGTGTGCGCCCGCCATATTCCACAAGATCGTTGCGCCGCAGGCGTTGTGCGGCATGTGCGGGATGTGCGGGCAGCCATACGCGCGGGTGGACGCGGCATGGCCTTGCACAAGGTTTGAGCCGCTTGCGCGCACGCGCCCCCGTAAAGGCGCATTCCCGCACGTCCCGCACAGCCCTACTGCGACAAGGGATACAGGGCGCACACTGTCCCGCACGGCATCCCGCACGTCCCGCACACCAGAAGGCGCGATGTTCATGCGCGCCCCTTGTAGTCGCTGAAGGCGGTGCGGAAGGCCTGCACCTCATCGCCCAGGAACACCTGCTCGGTACGACCGTCCTGTGCGGTCGGGCAGCCCAGCATCAGGAAGGCATGCGGCCCGTGGACCGTCTGCGCGAACAGGTAGCGTTTCCTTGCCCGATCCGGATGGATGATCTGCCGCTTGCGCACCAGGGCGTTGACGAACTTCGGGTTCGGCGCTGGCCTGACGCCCTCGCGCCCACACCAGACCTTGTAGAGCTCGTACCAGTCTTTCGAGAGCGCGGGTCTCGGCTTCACGCCAGGAATGTCATCGCCGTACAGTTCGTCCAGGAACCGCTGCGGGCTGTCCTGGCTGAGCCCGATCAGCTCGCGCTTGGCATCGGTCATCGGTGGATTGGTGCCGTTGGTGAAGTCACCAAGGTCGAGACGTAGCAGATAGTCGTGCAACGCTGCCGTTCCGCCGTTTCGGATCTCCGCCATCACTTCGACGTAGAAGTCCTGCGTGAGTTTCTCTGGCGTCCAGATCACCGCGTGTCGACGGTCGTCCTCTTCCAGCACCACAGGCATTGCTTCGTTAGAAAGGAACACCAGGTTGGCATGGTTGTCTTCTTCGTACGCCTGAATATTCTTGGGATTGATGCGGATGCGATCACCAGTGATCAACGCTTTCAGCTTGTTCTTGAGGTGATAGACCTCGGTACGCGCTACCACTTCGTCGGCGAGCAGGAACAGTTTGCGGCTGGCCCAGTCATTGAACTTGTCCTCCAGCGCAGCCTGATCGAGCACGCGCCCGTAATCGCCGTACAGTTTCATGTACTCGTCGAAGAACATGTTCTTGCCGGTGCCCTGCGGGCCGTGGATGACGATGGTGCTCTTCATCTTTGCGCCGGGGTGCTGGAGCGGATATGCCAGCCACTTCAGCACCCAGTCGTACAGCACCTTCTGATTCGACTCGCTACCGCACATGTGCCAGAGCAGGTGCAGCAGCTTGCTGCACTCGCCCTGCTTTGGCGTGGTCGGCCACCCGGCGAAGAGATTGCAGGTCACGCCAGGCTTCATCCCCGAGGGATCAAAATCGACCTCGCGCACACGCACGATCGAGCGAGTGGGATGCTCCAGCCAAGCCCGATGCAGCTCACGGCGGACGCATGCGTCTCGCATGTCGCCCAACGCCACGAGCATGTGTTCCTTGTGGTCGAACACCGTCCCACCCTGCCCGTACACCAGCGCGAACCGCTCCAGCAGTTCGTCAAGAGAATCGATTGGCTTGAGCTGTGCCGGCCCCTCGCCCCCGGTGGTGGTGACAGAAGGCGCGCGATTTTCGTTACGTGGACGCCACGAAAGCTCCGTGATGCGGGCCTCGATCTGACTTCGCACGACGTGCAGCCCTTCCAGCACATACAGGTCGTTGAAGTCGCTGACCTTGCTGCCGTTGGCAACGAAGCGTTCGTGGCGACCAGCTTCGTCGGCGAAGACGGGCAGGAGCATCGCACCGCTGACGTCCAGCGCCGCGGCCTCCGCTCCCAGAAGCCCGGCGTTCGTGGCTTGGTGCGGTTCCCCGCATGTCGGACAGAGATCAGCGACCTCAGCCAGCACCAGGCGTGTCTTGCATTTGCGGCACTTCTGCAGCACGTCATCGTCGCCGCAGATCAGTACCCTGGCCGTGCGGTAGCGCTTGTGCAGCGCCGAGGCGACCGCCATCAGGTTGCCCGCGTCGAATGCAACGGCGACCGGATAACCGGTTGCCATGTGCAGCGTAGCGGCAGTGGCATAGCCCTCGGCCACCAGCAGGATCCACTGAGGCGTGCCGCCGATCAGGTGGAAGTGCCCCTTCTTTGCCAGGCCAGCCGGCCAGAATTCCTTCGCTGGTTTTCCGGCAGCCTGGGCCTGTTTCGGGCTACGCAGCACCTGCAGGCCGTGCACGCCGCCATTGACATCTAGCAGCGGAACCAGAGCAACCCCGCTGCGGCCGTAGCGCAGGCCGTATGCCTGCACAGCCTTGTCCACCAGGTAATCGGCCTCGCCCTCGGGCAGCGACCTGTTCCACGCCGATGTTGCTCGCTCCGCAGCACGCTTGTGCTGTTCGAACCGCGCGGCTTCTGCGCGCCTGCGGTCGTCAGCCAATCGTCGCTTCAGCGCCTCGCGCTGCTCTTGGGTGAACGAGCTGTCCCGCTTGCGCAACTCGACCTTCTGCGCGCCATTGTCGTTGCCGTGCCACACCCCGTACGTGCCGACGATCAACACGTCGCCGCTGCCGGTGCTCAGTTCGTGCAGCACATACCAGCCGCGGCGCTCGCGCGAGTTCTCCACGCGGCAGCGAATCATGCGGCCGGTCGTGTCCAAGCTGTCGAGGATCAGACCCGCATCGCGCAGCTGGCCCAGCACATCATCGTAATTGGCAGACATTCAGTAAGTTCCAGCGCCGCTAACTACACGAGCAGTGCGCGCTTGGTGACCCGCAATGGGCCGACCCGGGGAGGACCCATCGACTGGCGCCCGTTCAGGTTCGCCATTCAGGTTCGAAAGTTCAGCGAAACTGAACCGCTCGCGCGGCTCTTCGATGCCACCCCGGGGGGATGGGGCAAGGTCAGTGGTGGTCATGGCGTTCCGGATTCCCCAAGGGCAAGTCGCACTGCTGCCCTTCCCTGTTCTGCTGCGCGCTCCAAAGGCGGTCGCGCTCGGCCAATGCCTCATCGCCCACCGGCCCGGGTTCCGCTCCGGACAACAGGCGTTCGATGCTCTCTATCTCTGCGCGCACTGCGGCGCTGATGATCCGACGACCGTTCACTGCCCGTGCCCGGGGCGGTCGGTAGATGGCCACGTCATTCACGCCGCCGACCTTTCTTCAATGCCCGCCGCAGGTTCCGCTCCATGCGGTGGCACATGGTGCGCAGCGCCTGGAGCGCATCGAGCATCTTGTCTGCCTCGGCCAGCGTCACCTGGTTGTCCGCCAGAACATCCAGCGCAACAGCAGACAACTGCCCACAGAACTTGGAGACGTGCAGCAGCTTGTCCCTGATTGCCGCTATCTCGTCGGGCCATCCGGCCTCGGGCGCGGCAGGCACGTGATCTACCGCCAGATTGAACTGCGCGGCCAGTGACAGGATCCAGTCGGTAGCGACCGGGGTGCCTGCTGTCAGTTCCATCATCCATTCCGTCAGCATCTCCAGCATTTCCATGGAGATGGACTCGCCTTCCAGGCCGCGCAGCTTCTTGCGCAGGGTCTCCCCCTTGATGCTGACGCCGCGCCGCTCGGTCAGGTAGGCGGCAGCAGCGTTCACACTGCCTGGCATTTTCATCACGGCGTTGTATACCGCGTCTCGCCAGTAGATGTCCGAGCGAGCGCAGGTCATGCCGCCCCCTGAAATGCTGCGCATTTCATCGTTCCGCTGCAGGTGGCACCGCCCGCAAGATGAAGGCCATGAGCGAGATCATCCATTTCCAGCAGCGCATGCGCTTCAGCGCGCTTCGCAGCTTCAATGCCAAACGGGGCGTGGGCGGCGTGGTCGCCGTGTTCTTCACGCCGGAGTGCGCGGCCCCTACCCATGGGACGCCACCTCCCACCAATGAAGCGGTCGCCCTGCACGTTGTCGTTGCTCACGTAGGGTTGCCCACTGATCAACAGACAGCGTCATACCGTCGGGGTGACGGGTCTCGATGAGAGCTATGTCCACAAGACAGCCGACCTCTCCATTTGAGAGGTCTGACTCGAGCGGGATCGCGGTAAGACTCATGCCGCAGCCCCCACGCCAAACAGCTCAGGACGAAGCAGCTGAAGCTGCAACCACCGAAACTCCGGGATCGCTTTGTCGTCGGACCATTGCGATACGGCCGCGCGGGAAATGCCGAACAAGTCGGCCAACGCCGCATCGGTGTCGAATCCGAGTGCGGTCCTCACTGCTCGCTTTGTCAGGGGCTCATTCATGGCGAGCCAAGTATTAAGAGGTCTTAGCGTTGAGTCAAGCCCCCTTATCGTCGGGATTGTTAAGCTGGCTTATGCCCAAGAGAACACTCGGCGAACGCCTACAAGGCGCAATGCAAGCTGCCAGGCTGGCGAAGCCGGCAGATCTTGCGCGCGCGTCTGATACGACTACCGCGACGATCAGCAACTGGCTGAATGACAACGTCGTTGCCGAGCATGTGAAGGCAGTTCAGCTATTCAAAATTGCGGATGCCGTGGGGATCGATGCCCGCGAATTGTTGCTGGGCGAGCCGAGCAAGACGGCCACTCGCGACGAAGTGTCAGCACCGTCTCAACCTGTGACATTGGATGATTGGATAGTTGCCTTCCAGCTGGTGGCGGAGGCTCTCGATGAGCGAGGACTGACGCTTCCACCCAACAAGCGGGCCGAAGTGACGCTGTTAGCGTACGACCTGCTTCAGGAGGGATTGCAACGGGCGAAGGTGCTGCGCTTCGTCCAGGCTGCCGCAGCGTGATCGCGGTGACAGGGGATCAGGATGTCTCGAGACAAGGTTACGCGGCTACGCCAGCTACTGAGCGAAGCAACACCCACAACCGCTGAGCCGAGTAATCGGCCTGAGGCTCAAGCAGAGGCGTGGCGCCGCTTCCAGCATTTTGAGAGCTTTCAGGCCCCCGCACCGCTGGAATCCGACAACCGAGCGATCGCAATTCGGGAGATCACTCGCATAGCCGGGTGGTATGGCTGGACGTCGGAAATTCAGCGCGTCTTAGACAGGGAAAACAGCTTGTTTCTCAGCTCGTTGAGCCCTGACCTGCTTCAAGAACTGCACGCCAGGATGATGGCACTCGAAGACTGCGTGCAGCAGGGGCTCGGCGCACCGGACGCCCCGCCCGCGATGTAGCGCTTAAAGAACGCCTGCGTCAGCCGCAGGCGTTCACTACCTTGAACCAGTTTCCGAGATTCAGAGCTGCCGCTGTTTCTGCGGCCGACTGAGAGCGCCGATCTTGCGACAGAAATCCCAACACCACGTCAGCCTCGGCATCAAGCCCAGCCGTCCAGAATGGGCGGCCTATCTCCAGGCACTCCGATAGCTCCAGTGTGCGAGCTTCACGGGCAAGACTCTGAAGATCCTTTACCGGACCAGCGAGCTGCATACGGGGAGTTCTTTCAGCAAGAGCCTTGGCATCTGACCACCGCTCTTCGAACGCCGTCAGCCGACCCAATGAGGCACCCCGCGCGTCACTGGTATCTGGCTGTAGTCTCAGAGTTTGCGGCTTGCCGTCGGCCGTGAGGACCGTCAGTTGTTTGGCAGGCCGCCAATCGCTCACGTGCACGGGCGCCACTTCCGCTTTGGACAAGTCTCGAACGATCAAAGCCGTTCCGATCAATACAGCCGAGCCGGCCACCGCCAGCACAATCCAAGCTTTCATCACGCTCCCCAAGTGATCACCGCGTCCTGCGGCGCTGACATTTTACCAAGGCCATCCTCTGGGAGATCGGTGCCAATTGCTAAGACCGCTTGACACAAAACGTAAAGCCGTCTTAATGTTCACTCGTCGGCGCCCCAGCCGACGGGCGACCGGCGGGTCGCTACTGCGGCCCAGCCCTCCCCTGCTGAGCCGCAGATGCCTCTCCCCAGGCAACAGGCCCGCCGGCGCCCTCCTTTCCTACGGAGAGCGCCATGTCCTACCGCACCGCTGCCGACTCCCTGCCCAAGGCTCCGCTGCCGCTCCAGGCCGCCTCGTGCCTGCTGGCGCAGGCTGCCCGCGACCACACCCGCGCCAACGTCCTGCGAGCCCGTAGCGCCGGCGAGCACAGCCGCAATCAGCTGCGCCGATCGCGCCGCATGGGCGTTGCTGCCCGCCGCGTTGAAGCCGAATCGCGGGACATGGCAGCTGAGGTGCGGGCATGAACCGCCGGTACCGGATTGCTTGGGCCGTTGTCGCTGTGGTGGCAGCCGTGGTGGTGCCTCTCCGCCTGGTGGAAATCAGCCAGGCCCACGCCGACCGCGACGTCAACCAGCCGCGCTGGTCAGCGTCCTCCAGCGTTCGCGGGTGATGCCATGCAGACCGCCCGCCCCGTACCTGCCTCTGTACCGCTCTGCCGCCCAGGGCACCGCCCGCAAATCGTGACGACCACCGGTGCGCCGGCCGGCCATCAGCTCGGCGCGCCTGTGCCGGCCCTCGTGCATTTCGAGTGCCACCTCTGCCAGAAGGCAACCGTACCCAGCCCCTCTCTCGCGATCGCCGAGCTGCGCTGGACCGACCCGGGATTGGCCTCGCAGCTGATCCCGATCTCCCACCTCGCCCGCGCCCGCGGCGCCGTACTGGCTCGCCTGCCGGCCCAGCACGCCGCCTGACCTGGAGAACGCAATGGCTGCACCACTCAAACCCCTGGAGCGTGCCGCGCTCGTTACTGCCTTCGCCGCGGCGGGCTATGTGCTGAAGCGCACCCGTGGCGGCTTCTGCTCGACCAGGCAGCCCGCCAAGGTCTTTACGCGGCGGGTCACCAACTGGCTCTACGAGCGCGCATTGATCGACTACGACGACCCGAGTTTTCCGACTCAGGCCACGCTGACCAAATCGGGGATGGCGCAAGCCACCGCGCTGGTCGAGCAGGCACGCCTCAGTGCGGGGGCCCCATGACCCGCGACTATTTCCTCAAGGTTGCCGAGGCCAAGTCGGCATACGCCGCGGCGCTACGCGTGGAAGCCGATGCCGAGTCCATGGTGGGCAATGAAAAGCAGGCAGACACGTTCCGGCGCTTCGCGTCGCAATGGGATGCGTTGGCTGCCAAATATCGCGCATCCGCTGAGCAGGCGGATGCCGCATGAAGGCGCCGACGCTTCCCGTTGAGCATTCCTTCCCCACGGGCAGCCATGGCACCACCCTGGTGCTCATGGTCTGCGCGGGATGGCTGTGGGCAGGGCTGTATGCCAGCCCGCACAGCGCCACCCCCACCGAAGTGGCGGCCGCCACGGGCCGCTCATTGACCGTGCGTGACCGCCATCTCCAGATCGGTACCGGCCGCTTCGCCCTCTCTCAAAAGTCGCTGCAGTCGGCGCGCCGTTGGCTTGATCGCCAGGGAGTGCGCGTGCGCGACCTCACCGCCAAGGAACCCGCATGACCCGCCGCACCCAACTTTTTGAGCGCTCCCTACCAACGGGCAGCAGCAGTAGCACCACGTGCATGCACAAAGACAAGGACAGGCAGCGAATAGCTGCTGACCTGGCGGCGTATCGCAAGAGTGGTGGCCAGATCGAAGTCCTTGGCAATACGCCCGCCCGGCAGGAGTTGAGCCGTCGGCAAATCAACGATGCCGCCGCGGCAAGCCGCGCTGGCACCCGCCACTAAGCCAGGACGAACCGATGACGACCGACAAGAACAACACGGCATCCGCAGGCCCACTCTATGACCAGAGTGTTGTCACCCGCGACAACTGCGGCTGCTTCTGGCACCCGGACCTTCCTGACGGTGACGAATCCACCGACATGCGTCCGCTGCTCCTGGCGCAGGGCTTTGAGTCGTGCGTGGTATGGGGGGATTCCGACGAAGCCGCATTCCCTGAAGAGGCGCTGGAGGATGGCGGCAATGCCTACTTCAAGGCTCTTGGCGACTGGCAGCCGAAGGTCAAAGGCGACGGCTGGCTGATCGCGGCAGTGATGGACACCGAAGATGGCCCGTGCGCATGGCTGGTTCGCCCGCTGAGCGGTGCAGCGCCGGGGGTGGGCAATGGCTGATCACAGCAAGCACATCCGAGCGGCTTCCAAGAGCGAAGCGCACCTGTACGTGTGGGCCGCAGTCATCGACATCCTCGAAGGTAGCTCGACGCCTGGGCGCAGCGATGCCCGAGGCGCAAGCGCAGTGGACCAGGTCGTCAAGATCGCCCGTAAAGAGCAGGGCCGACTTCTGGCGGCACACGATGCTGCATTGATGCACCTCAGCAAGCAGCCGCCCACCACCCTAGCCAGCGTTAAGCCGCCGCGTGACCGACGCACCAGGCTGCGGGAGGAGCCGTGATGCCATCTCACCGCAAGGGAGCCGGAGGGAAACCGTGATAGGCCCTGTCCTTCAGTTCGAAGACCTTCAACAGCTCTGCAAGCCAGGCGAAAGTCCGCGCCTGTCGACCGTTGAAGCGTGGGCGCGGCGCTGCGGTATCCGCTATCAGTACGACGGAAAGGGCGGAATATGGACCACGTCCACCGCCTTGGACGCAGCGCTCGGCATAGCCCGCGCAGCCGCGAACTCAGACTCATATCCTGCAGACCTATTCTGAAATGACCCCGCGCGCTCGAAAGCATCAACCAACTATCCCTGACCACATCGACCAAGCGAAGATTCCAAAAGGCGTGTACTGGGACCCCAGCGGCCGCGGTAGGTGGTTCGTTTTTGAGGTCGAGGGCGGCAAGAAGAAGCGACGGACGGTTGCCGGGCCGAGCGCGAAGCTGTCCGATCTGTTTGCCATCACCGAGGCCAGCATCGAATCGGGAACGGTCCAATGGGTTTGCGACCAGTACCACGACAGCCCTAAGTTCAAGAAGCTTGCCAAAGGAACGCGCGACGACTACATCCAAGCTCGCGATGTGATGCTCAGCTTTCCAACCTCCTTGGGGGTCAAGTTCGGGCAGCTGCAGGTGGCGCGACTCCGCAACTCGAACTTTCAGCGACTTGTCGATCGCATCGAGGCTGACGGAACGCCGACAAAAGCGAACAAGGTGCTGCGATACTCCCGGCTAGTCTTTCGCTGGGCACTCAACAGAGGTCTTGTCCCCCACAATCCAGCGCAAGGCCTCGAATCGGCACAGGAACGCAGGCGACAGCGCCTACCGACGGATGCGGCCTATGACGCACTCCTGGCTTTCGCTCGCGAACGAGGAGCACGCGGCTCGCACACTGAGGGGTCCGTCCCGCCGTATCTCTGGATCGTGATGGAGATTGGCTACCTATGCAGGCTGCGCGGCATTGAGACGATCACGCTCACCGACGCACATGCGAATGGGGAAGGCCTGCATACCAATCGACGAAAGCGAAGTCGAGACAGCTTAGTCGAATGGTCGCCGCGACTTGAGGCAGCTTGGGACGCGGCGATAGCGCTACGTCAATCCGTGATCGATCGTCACTCTCTACCCGTCCAACTTCGCGCGGAGCATCGCTTCTTGATCCTCGCTCAGCATGGCGAGCCGATTCAAAAATCCAGTCTGGACAGCGCGTGGCAGCGATTCATCCAGCTTGCCATTGGCGCTGCGGTGATTCTGCCCGAAGAACGCTTCAGCCTGCACGATCTCAAGCGGAAGGGCGGCACCGACACTGCGGGCAATCGAGCAGAACGCCAGGACGCACTAGGTGTAAGCGACGCCATGATGAAAATTTACGACAAGAGCGTACCGAGAGTAAAACCCTCGCGTGAATGACGCGAGTCAGTAGTCAGGGTGTAAGCAGCTGCTCTGCCTCTACTGAAAGAGAAAAGGTAGAGCAGCTTTTGCGACATGAGCATCAACATTGAATGGCAAAACGACAGTAGCTAGTCTTTTACCACTCAAAAAATATAGACAGGCTAACCAACGCCCGGGAGATACTCGGCATAACTCACAACGCTTCTTTTAACTAGCAAGAGTTTCCAAGCGCTCAATCAATCGCTGATAGGCACCAGGCAGCATTCCCTTGAGCTCCCTGCCCACGAGCGACTTAGCTTGCTCAACACTCCCCCGCATCGCAAGCAGGCAAGCCTTAAATTTAATCAGCGAACGGTAGCTCTGCGCCTTCTGACTAGTCACTTTTTCCAATGCATCAATCGCCTCGGCCAGCTTAGCCGCGTCCCTAAACTGAAGTGCCACGTCGGCCTTAGTCAGCAGGGGGTACACGACGTCCGAATTACGCGCTATCGCATCCTCAACGTATCCAAAAGCGGCGACACGATCGTTCTGGTACACCGCGGCAAACTTCGCCTTCATGGAATCAACCATCTCCTGAGCTTTCTCAGAAGAATCGAGCGAAAGCCGCTGGATGATCGCCTGCAAGATCGCTTCATTATCTTGATTTCGAGGCCTTGAAATCAAACAAGCAAAATAATTGTTTGCATTAATCGCATTCGATGGCCGATGGCGATAGTTCTCGCTCGCCAATTCAAGCGCTTTGTCATGCTCATCGCTCTGCATGTAAACCTGAACCAACTCACCTATTACACGCGGGTCACGACCACTACGCTTTTTGCTAAGAGCTTGAAGCAGATTCTCTTCCGCCTTCTCGTAGTTCCCGCTCAGCCTATACTTGAAACCGTACAGGAAGGACCGATAGGGCTCTTCGACCTTTCTCACTTCATCGAAGAATCGCGGAACACCCATTCTTGCGAGTGCCTGACATTGCAGGAACCTCACATGAGTTATGGTGCTTTGGTGCAAAAAACGCTCGCGCAGCAACACCCGATCAGAAAGCACCACGACATCGGGATACTTCCTCTCCTCATCATACAACCTTTTAATTGTCTTTACGAAAACAGACGGCAGCACCATGTGGTCTGGCAACTCGCCGCCAGAGCGCAAACTCTCCTGCACCGAAAATATATAGTCAGAAACGTCCGTCGACTCATCCTGATAAGACGAAACAAAATTGGCGACGTGCCTGGCAATCGACCCATCAAACTCGCCAGGCAATGCAAATCTGTTCCTGCTAACGTAATCCCTGATAACTTCATTTATCCGAATATACTCGGAATTGACACCAAGCCGCTCACAGACTCCCGCCGAAATTAGCGAACTAACTAAGTGTCCGTACTTAGACTCCTCAACTATATCAAACAGAACATCATAACTAATGAACTCAAATTTACTTAGCAAGTAAATTATGTGAAGCGTATCCAAGTCGTCACTGTACCGCTCAACAATGACTTGAGCCTTATCTGAGGCATACTGCTGTATCAAGTGCGATTGCTTTTTTGCCTCATATATCCCCGACTCCTTGATAATGTCAGCGGCGAACAAGACCTGCTCCGGAAATCCACTGAGAATATCGGCAAAGAACTCAAGGTCTTCACGACCCAAATCCAACCCAAGGAAACGGGAATATCTATTTAGCAGCCCATTGCGCTCAGTTACTTCCAGCTCTTTTACAGACACCGAGAAGACCAGGTCAGTCCTTCGATTTAGGGAGGCATTTGGCCTGTTCTGGCTTGCAATGCAGAACAGCAAGTGTTCACTTGACGCTAGCTCACTGGCAATTTTCAAAAACCAATCAACGATCTCACCGTCCCGTTGAACGATAACACCTCGATCTTCGATAAGTATCCGCTCGCGCTCCTTCGCAACCGCAAGGACTGCAGCGATGGCCATTTCGACCTTGCGGTCCACATCAACTTCATTGGTATCCGGCAGGTCACTATCGATAAGACCTAAATCGTAGATTTTTACGATAAAGTCTTCGATACTGTCCATCGCGGAAAGCGAGATAATAGAAAACTCGTATGAAGCCTTTACGATATTGGCCTTTTTCAACGCCTTCTGCAGAACAGTTTTTCTACCAATCGCCGGCAAGCCAGATGCAAGGAGCGCAACCGGAGTTCCCCTCTGAAAATCATCAAATCTCTCTTCGATTTGGCTGATCAGATCATTCCTACCAACAAAAATATCCCTGCGCTCCCTCAACCTTGGATGTATCTCCCAGGATAGCTCAAGCAATCGCGCATTGATGCGGCGAGCGGCAACCTCGGGCTTGAGAATCGGCTGAATATTGAGCTCTTCGCGCATCCAATCAGGAATTCGAGGATCGAGATGCGTAACATCCGCATCGATTATTATTGGAAAAATTCGCTTGATCTGATTGTCATCGAGCCGCTGCTTCGCTGACGAAAGCTCATCGCGCACCCAGCTGGATTTCAGAGAAGCATCAGACAGGAATATTACAAACAATGATGACGCATCTAGACCGAGTGCGATTTCGTCTATAGTCCGCATTCCTTCCTCGAATGCTTCTTCATCTAGGACGCGCTGCTCACGCTTCAGGCGACTAGCAACTATCCTTACGTAACCTTCCTTGTCTTGTGAACTGTGCGACAGAAAGCACTTAATCATGATACCCCCCATTATGATTACAAATCGAGCACTGAGTGACTTCTGAGAAAAGCGTCGACCGCGCTTAACGCGGATGGTAGCGAACATCCGGGGCATCGTATAGCGACCCACTCTAGAGGGAGCAGCTCAGAGCCTGGCGAATAGTGGGCGAAGATTTGCACCATTGCCCGAGAAATGGAGTTGCCTCTCTCTGCAACCCTACCCGTGCAGCAGACCAGAGCGCAGCGCAAGCCACACTCGATACAACAGGCAGCGGCAGCGGTGGTCATCACAAGAGATGAGCCACTCTCCAGTAGAGGGGTATGATCGCGCGAGTCGCGAGCCCTTGCCTTAAGCATGTACTGGAGTGGCGCCGATAGCTGCGCGGCGGACGGCCACACGCACTCGCAGCTGAAAAAGCTCTCCGATTTACGGAGCAATTTACGGAGCTGGCGATACAAACACCACCAGGTCCGCGTAAGTTGTTGAATCGGTTGGTGGGCCGTGATGGATTCGAACCATCGACCAAAAGATTAAAAGTCTTCTGCTCTACCAACTGAGCTAACGGCCCATTGCATCCCCGACATGACGCCGGGGGTGCGCATTCTAACGCATCTTCGCG